GGTCTCTGGGGCGAGTCGCCGATCAGCCTTTGCCGCACCTCGCTCGAGGTGCTCGCCGCGCAGGAAGAGATGGCGAAGGTCTCGTATTCGAACGCAGGGAACCCGAAGATCGCGATCACGGGCCCCCAGAAGTTCGTGCCCGAGCAGGCCCAGAAGATCGAGCAGTACTACATGGACCGCCACTCGGGCAGCGCGAACGCCGGCCGGCCGATGGTCCTGCTCGAGGGCATGAAGGTCGAGCGGATCTCGAGCACGCTCGACGACACTGGACTCGCCGCCGCGCGCGACTACTCGATTGACGATGTATCGCGAATCTTCGGAGTTCCAGGCCTCTATCTCGGCAAGGCAGGCGCAGGCAACGCGTACGGATCGCTCGAGTGGACCGGGCGCCAGTATGTCGACGGATGCCTGCGGACCTGGCTAACGGCATGGGCGAGCGAGATCAAGGCGAAGCTCGCCGGTCCGTCTGAATCCGTTTCATTCGACGTGGACGACCTCCAGCGCCCGGGCCTCGCTGAGACGATGGCAGCTCTGCGCACGGCCGTCGAGGCGGGATTCATGACCCGCAACGAGGCGCGCGAGGAGCTCGACATGGCGCCGCTGCCCGGGCTCGACGACCCGATCGTCGCCAAGAACATGGGCACCGGCGGCGGGACCACAAACATCGGCACCGACACGAGTGCAGGGAGCGCAGATGATTTCACGGCGTGACTTCACCGCAGCCGAGCAGACGATCGACGGGCGCACCCTCGCGGGATACGCCGCGGTCTACGGGCAGGACTCGCGCGAGATCGTCGAGGGCGGCCGCAAGTTCGTCGAGCGCATCGCGCCCGGCGCGTTCAAAGAGACGCTTTCGAGCGGCGCCGATGTGAAGCTGTACTACAACCACGACGCGTCGATGCCGCTTGCGCGCACGCGCTCCGGCACGCTGCAGCTCAAGAGCGACCGCAACGGGCTTGCGTTCACCGCGAACCTGCCGGATACCACGCTCGGAAACGATGTCCGCGCGCTCATTGAGCGCGGCGACCTGAGCGGCGAGATGTCCTTCGGCTTCTTCGTCACCGAAGACAGCTGGAACAAGGACCGCACGCAGCGCCTGGTGAAGAAGGCATCTCTTGTCGAGGTGTCCATCGTCCAGGACGCCGCCTACCCACAGACCAGTTCGAGCCTGCGGAGCGTTTCCGCGGCGTATACCGAGGCCGTCTACGCACGGCTCGCACTTCATTTCAGAAGGATGACAGACAATGTCTGACGAGTTGAACGAGATCCAGCAGATCACCCACGAGTACCGCAAGAGCCTGGCGGCTTACGAGGCCCGCACGGGCCGCGCGCCGCAGACCGTCGACCACCGCGGCAGCGGCGAGGAGCGCGAGAAGTTCGCGAAGATGGACGCCGACCTGACCAGCGCCGAGCTGATCGCGCAGAACCGTTCCCTCGAGGCGCGGCTTGCCAAGCTCGAGGCGCAGCCCATTCTCGAGACGCGCGCGGCGACCAAGTCGTCGCGTACGCCATCCGACGATTCGGAGACCCGTTCCTTCCTTACCGCAATGGCCACCGGCAAGGAATACCGCGCGCAGACCTCGCTCGGCACCGACTCCTCCGGCGCCGCAGTGCCGACCGACATGGAGCGCCGCATCGTCGAGATGATGTATCAGTCGAACGTCATGCGATCCATCTGCCCGGCGTCGGTCATCAACTCGAAGCGCACGATTCCCGTCGAGTCGGCGCTCCCGACGACCTACCTGGTCGCCGAGTCTGCCGGAGACCCCGGCACCGGAACGGCTGCGACCCTGAGCTTCCCGACCTTCGGCACCTCCATCTCGGTGACTCCATTCACCTATGTGACCGCGGTCAAGATGTCGATGGAGTTCATTGCCGACGCGATCGGCACCGGCGACATCGGCACGGCGGTCGACTATGTCGCGCGCAAGTGCGCAGTTTCGATGGCCTTGGCGCATGAGAAGGATTTTGTCCGCGGCGCCGGCTCGACCTCTGCTCCCCAGGGCATCGCCAAAAAGGCGTTCCTGACCAACACGACCAACATGGGAACCAACACGGCGCTCACGGACCTGACGGCAGACCAGGTCATCGACACGGTGCACCTGGTGGCGCCGCAGTACCGCGCGTCGCCTCGGTTCCGCTGGCTCATCTCCGACGCGTTCCTCAAGGCCGCCCGGAAGCTGAAGGCGAACAACGAGTATGTGCTCACCGTTGGACCGACTAACGCAACCTCCCTGACCACCGGAATCCCCGGGACGATCTACGGCATTCCGTACGCGGTGTCCGCTTATGTCCCGTACGCCGGATCGGGCGGCACCGGAACAACGGAGGCCCTTGCGGACACCGATGTCGTCGCCGTCGTTGGCGACTTCAACTACTACGAGATTTTCGACCGCATGGGACTTGAGCAGCAGCTTGACCCGTACACGAACGCC